AGATATGGTGATATTACTGGATATAAGTCTTTTACTTTCATGGTGTTTCCTCCAATAAATCTAAGTTCATTCCTTGTATGGCTCCGGCAATGGTTTCCAAGCTATCCCACTATCAATATCAATAACATAGTTTCCAAGTCTGCCCTCAATTGCCCATTGACCTCTTGGATTTTCTTCGTCAACGTTACAAATCCATGCCGGCAATACTTGAACCTTTGGCCATGATGGATGAGTGTGAAAAGTATCTTTAAAAGTCAAAATTACATTTACACCCGTTTCCGGTAATTGCTTGCTACAAGGTATCCAATCATCACACTTGGCTTGTATTACTGTATAAGTCGGGCATGTTGCAGTTCTCAAAGCATCAGCAACGGTGTTATATATTTCAAATTCTTTTTCAAAATATTTGAGTGTGTTCTTGTCGCTGATTTCTTTTTGATATTTCCGACTTAAACTTATACAAACATTTCGCAATAAATCAGCATCTATTAGTTTCATGGTCTCCTATACCTCTCATCAGGGCATAGACTTGTATACATATACGGTGGTCTCATTCCTATCTCATGTGCCCTGCCCTCGTACTTGTCTCTTACTCTTGCAACCCTAAACGACTTATTACCCTTGGTTATCGTTGTAGCTGTTCGCAAATCAATGGCGGTTGCGACCATTGAGGAGCTGGCGGTTGATGTTGGTTCGATGGTTCTCATTTGCTACCACCTCCGAAAACTATGTCTATATCCTCGGGATATGCGCCCCGGTCTCGTGCTTGTAACTCCATCAGAAAAGCTGTGAGCATGTTATACGTAAACTGGCATGGAAAACGATCATAGAGCAAATCAAACGTCCCTTTATGATATTCCCCGTTGTTATCTTTCCAGCCTAAGATTTCTTCCCACATTTCTGTAGTAAAATGCTGAGACTTATCAGCGCTTGCATTGGTGCGCTTATTGTATTTCTGCCACCACTCGTAGCAAGCCTTTGATATATTCTGTACTTCGTTATTAGTGGACGGCTTTAGATTTAATTCCATACTTATCATTTTTTACCTCATGCGAATGGATTGATCTCTTCGTCAGCTCTCAGGTCATTAGCATCAAAAAAGCCATCCCCAAAGATTCCGAAGTCAAAGTCCTTGTCATCATCGTCCCCATAAATACGTTTTGATTTTGCGTCATAGTGTAAAATCTGCCCGTCCGTATCTGTGATTCCAAATAAACGATTCTTAGCAAGAATCAGTTTTCTATCGTTAGTAGTCCCTCGACCGTCTTCAAGATCTTTTTTTCCAAGTCGGTCATAACTGAGAACCACACCAGCAAGGTTAGTTATGTCACCTGAACCACTTATCTCATCGTTAGAGTCATCAGCATAACCATTGCTTTTTCTCCGATGAGCAATTAATATAATGCAAGCGTCAAAGCGTTTAGCGAGAACAGCAAGCCTCTTAACAAAATTGCTCTGTCGCTCATATTTGTCCGATGTTGAATCAATACTTAGGTCTATCGCTGTCATAAGGTTGTCCAGTAAGATAACTCTAATACCTTGCTGGAGTACCTTTTCGACGGTCTTCAGTAAGTCGACAATTTCGTTCGTGATTTTATCCGTATGAATAAAACATGTTTCCCGATACCAGTTTTTAATGATTTCCTTATTAGCGTTTGAGATGTAATACCCCATAACAGCGTCATTAATTTCCGTCCGTTCTTCAATATATTTTGCTCCGGCAATCTGAAAATCTAACCATGATTTGACATGACCGTTTAACATTTCCCCTGAGTACATAAAACATTGATAACCATTTCGGAGTGCTGTCGCTATGATCTGAGAACCAAAAGTCGATTTTCCGTCACCACGCTTACCGCCTAAAATATGGACATTTCCGAACGGAAGACCGCCTTTGAGCTTTTTATCAAGCTGCTTTATGCCCGTTGATAACTTCTCGATGCTATAAGGATTGATGTCTTCAACATCCGCCATACTGACGACCATTTCGACGGGAACAGGAACAGCGTTGTCAATGCAAGCCTTAATCTGTTCTTTTCCGTACTTCTGAAGGATCTCGTTTGCGTCCTTGCAATCTTTATAATCCTCAGGTCGAACGTGTTTAATGATTCCGTTAAACCTCTGTTTCATTTCTTCCAAGAGTGTTATTTCGTCCCGTTCATGATCTCCGAAGACAATCAGAGTGTCAAAGCGGTTGAGGAAATCCCAACAGTGACGCACCCATGTAAAGCCGTTCTTACCCGTCGGAACACTGACCGCATTCTCGATGCCACATTCTGCAACGGATAAAGAATCAATCTGTCCTTCCGTCATTATCAAAGTCTTGTTTTCAAAGTTACACTGAGCCATTCCAAACAGAATAGGTTTGCAATCAGCTTCGCACCATTCTTTTGACCCGTCATCGCCCTTTTTAAAAGTGGTATTCCGATACTTGATGTACTGGAGCGAATCATTCTCATCGCGGAAAGGAAATATCAAAATGTTTTCGTCATCCGGCTTTGATGTGATTCCGTAATGCTGTGTTATGGTTTCCGATATTCCTCTTGATTCCATGTATTTGATTGCCGCCGGCTTAGAATCATATTTAGTCTGGATGAGTCTCTTGTAGCTTTTCCAATCCGGGTTGTAATATGCGTCGGCATCATCTCCGAGTGAGAAGTGGAAGTCCTTTGACAGCGTAATCATGTTTCCATGAGCGTTGCAGCTTGCTCTCAGGCATTTAAAGCGCCCATCATCAAGGTTGATTGAGAATGTGTACTTGTCACCCTTTAAAGCTCCGTGACAGTAAGGACAATCAAGAAACTGTAATTCCTTACCCCTTATTTTGACATTTGCGTCCTGTTCCCTTGCAAAGCGCATTGCATCATCTTTTTTAAATTCGTAAATATTAGGCATCAGCTTTACCCTCCAAAGATTTTAATAATTCATCGACGCTCATTCCCTCAGTGTCTTCAGCTTTGATTTGTTCTAGTGTTTTGGTTGGAGTCGAAGACTCTTCTTTTTTTTCTTTTTCTTTAATATTGTCTTTAATATTGTCTTTCTTATACGGTGCTACAGCCGTATCACTTACGGTCGTACAGCCGTAAGTGCTTACGGTGCTACAGCCGTAAGTGCTTACGGTGCTGGAGTCACCCTCACTTACGGTCGTACAGCCGTAAGTTTCAATCTTCCAATTGTGATACCTTTTGTTAATTCCCAGCTTCCGGCATGATGTAGAACTCGCTTGCTCATAGATTAAAACATTGGCATCAATCAAATTATTGATCTCTCTTTGTATGTTTCTTTTGTTGCGTCCTATTGCCGAAGCAATAAAGCTGGAAGACAATCTCCAAGTCTTACGATTAAAGCCGTAAGTGTATCGGACAACACACAGAACTATTTGAAGCTGTGTTATGGTAAAACGAGCACCGTATATAGCTTGAAACAATTCATTTGCTATTTTTGTATATCCGTCTTCAACTTGCGGATTCCCTTGCTGCTTCCCCATCAAATTCCCCTCGCTCCAACCGTTCTTTTAAATCCCTATACAAAATGTCATTTATTAGCCGCCCTGATGTTTCCTCTTTGCAAAAGTAAAGTTGCAAGTTGTATCTGATCTGCCATGCAATAACGGAAGCTTCAAAAGCTTTAGCATTAAACTTGCTCCGATATTTTCCATTGAGTAAGTTCTCCCAGCTCGCATTTTCTACGAGCAAATAGATTCTTGCGGAGTTTTCTTTTGCTCTAAGAAATTCACGCTCAAACCGCTCCCGGCTGTGAGTAAAGCACTGAGCCAATTCATCAAGATTCATTTTTCGTTCAACACAACACAATGGTTTTACTGTGTCGGAAACATTGAAAATGTCAGCGCCGCCCGGAAGTGTTGCGTTATATGTGTAGTCACCATAACTGAGCGTTGCCCTCTCGTATGGAGAACCGAAGCTTTTATAACGTGCTTCGGCTCTCTTGCTTGGCTGTTCTCGACTATCAACAAGGATTCGGAAAGTTTTTAACACTTGTTTTTGCTCGAAAATATCCATCAGCTAAACGGATTAAACTCTCCGCCTTCAGTTCCGGCATTAACAAAACCGTCGGCACTTGGTTTCTTGTTGAGTAACTTATCCTCAGGGAGCTTATAAGTCTTTTCTTTGATTGACTTGATTGTGCAAAGCTGTGCAAGGTTGGTTGCCTGTCTGACTTCGCCCTTATTGTTCTGATACTCACGGATATTAAAGAGTCCGCCGATCTTCTTACCCTTTAAGGTCTGTTCGTCCCAGTTCCAGTGATAGCCGGAGTTAGATTCCTCGAAAGCTTCCATAACGGTCTTGAAACGTCTCTTTGTCCATCCGTCCTGTTCTGTGCCGTCATCATTCGGAATACTGAGTAAATAGTTACAATGCCACTTCTTGTCTTCAGTCTGCTGGCTGTCATAGTCAGTACGGAAAAATCCGAGATATTCACCATAAGAAATATCACAAGCTATTTTCATGTACTGCCCCTTAGAGTTGCTTTCGACCTGTACCCCCATGACGGTCATTTCGTAACCGCCTTTTGGTAACTGCTGGATTTCTCCGTATGCCTTTGTGTCATCGTAGTCTTTGAATCTCTGAATCATAATCAACTGTCCTTTCGTTAAAAAATGTATATCTTAGGCACTCTTAAAAATCTTCAAGCGCCTTAATTACTGGTACGATATCGTTATCAATCAAAGCCTCATCAATAGTACCCATCGGAATCTTGGCGGTTGAATTATTGGCTTTGGTCTCAAACTTATGCTCTCCGTCTACGTTTTTACATAACAGCACCGTCGAGAACTTTGACTCCAGTACGATCTTGTCGAGCTTCTTGCCGGAAGTCTTGATATGTGTGAACATATAGCCTGAATCTTCTCTATCTGTCTGAGTGTGGGCTGTGAAGATAATTGTCAAATCGTCTCGGAAGGTTAAAGCCTTGTCGATAAGGTTATAAACGGAAACGGCTAAATCTTGCCATTTGTCATAACCTTTTTCCTTCATGCGCCTCATTTCGTCGGCAACCATCAAGCCATTAATCGTATCTATAACAACAACTTTAATGTGCTTAAAGTTTTCGTTATTGCTAACCATCTGTACAGTGCTGGTAACAAAATCAACATCGTCGGAACAAATATAATTTTTCTTATCTTTGTTATACTGATTCCTCCATCCCTTCCATGACAGCCCCTTTTTATCGCAATCGATGTATAACGTTGTTTCCGGGTCAAGATTTCGAAATGATGTTGTTTTGCCGGAACCTGACTCCCCCATAATACAAATCAGTTTGCTCATGTTAACCTCCTTAATCTATCTTGAGATGTGTCCCTCTATCCTCAAGATGTGCAAACGTCAGACATTCTCCAGACTCCAAAGCCTTTCGGATTTTCTCTTTATCATCCACAAGCTCAACACGCTTGTAGCTTTCCGGCACTCCGCCATCAATTACTAGTGGAAGCTTTCCACCGTTCTTGACAATCTTAAAACGGTGTAAATCGGTCTTTATCTCATTAGTGTGCAATTCTTCCATTGCTGATTTCAAACGGTCTTTCATGCGCTTGTGAGTCGCTACAAGCCTATCCTCGATAGCTTTAAGGCGGTTAATCTCTTTTGCTACGATGTCAGCCCTGCCCTCGATCTCAGACAGAACCACCGCATAACCGTCGGCTTTTACCTCGATTTCACCAAGGACAGCCTCAAGCGTATCATTGAATGTCTCAATTTCTTCCGGGTCAGCACTTCCGGCAAGGTCTAACAGATTCTTATAATCCTGTGTTAAGCTGTATAAAGTTTCCATCATTCAATCTCCTCTCCAACTTTTATCCGATCAATAGCAGCTTCAACATCTCCGACGGTTTTAAGACACATGATATAATCACGGAGTTCGTCTGCTCTTTGGTCTAAATCGTCTTCAGCTTCGGTTGAGTTTTTTCCAAAACAATCAAGCTGTATAACTAGTTCGATGCGTCCTTCATAACGTCGCATCGGTCTGTCTTCCATTTCCCTGTTATAGTGGTCTGCGTCTCTTACTGGATCATCAGTTCTCTCCATCCTGTCCCTCCATGTACTCGTTAAAAGCCTTGTCAAAAGCTATTCCCTCTTCGTTATCCTCGTTGATAAAATCAAGGACAACTGAGCCATCCCTATAAATCCCATGAACAAAGAATCCCAAATCCGTTCCGAGTCCGTCTCTGCTGTATTCGTGACGGTCATATATTGATATGTGGTCAGCACTTGAGCTGTATATACTCATGTCAAAGTGGTGCTTTCCAAGTAATTCTTTAAGTCTCTCAGATGCTTCCAACAGTTTCCTTGCTTCTCCCTCGATTTCGGGAGTAATATCAATCAAATTTTTAAATTCCATATTTGTCTCCTATCTGATAAAATAAAAAGTGGATTAATTATGTATCTCATCAATATTTAATTATTTCCTTGCTCGTTTGCGCTCCACCGCTTACGGGCTTTTTTATTTGTATTCATGTGTGTGCCCTCTGTCCGTTTGCTTATAGTCAAACTCCGGCTTTGACGTTATTTTGATGCCTAAGTCCAGTGCGAGCCTGTCGCACATAATTCTTGCCATCTCGATGTTGTCAGCATCCACAATGACGGAAAGCTCGATTTTATAGTCCGTGATAAATTTCATGCTCCGATATCCTCCATGATTTTTCCGAAACAACCGCCCTCAATGTGCCAGCCGTTAACGGAGATGATGTTCCAACGGTTCACTGTCACTTCTGTATACGTGCTTTGCAATACAACAAATTGCTCGTACACTCGTTTGACTTTGAGCGTCCCTTTTATGTCATCCTCTTTCATGCCTTGCGAAAAGCTGACTTTATCGCCCGGCTTTATATATCTCCGACAGTCAAAACAACGCTTTGGAAATCCCTCTATCATGTTTTGCGCCTCCCGTATTGCCACAAGTCGGATGATGCGACCAAGAGCATAAAACCCATGCTTATATCAAGCACCGCTCCGTAATTGCCTATTAGCGTCATAAATGCGCCTATTGCTGTTAGGATTAATCCGACACCAAAGAAAATGAGTGCCAGTAGGTCTGACAGACCTTTGTAGTGTCGATGCCACCACCTTAGAAATGACCGTTTGTAACAGTCTGTTTTCGTGCATTTCCTCATGCTTACTCCAATAGTTTTAATTTTTCCGATTCCGTAAAGTGCAGCTTTTTGCATAAGTCCCGGAGTTGCCATACATCAAAGCTGATTTTTTTGACTTTGATATAAAAATTCCGCTCCGAATATCCCAAGTACCGGGCAATAGCTGGAAGCCCCTCAAGATTTAGGTCGATACCGTGTTTTAACACCGTCTGACGGAACCATGTAAAAATATCGTTCTTCATAGCTGACCTCATGTCGGGAGCGGTCGAAGCATTGAATAATCGCCCAAATCATCAAGGTCGTATTTATCTTTAATCGCTGACAACACATCATTGAAATCAATCTGAAAATATTCGCCTTCAAGTCGATGCTTTGAAAAGGATCTATGCAAGTCTTTTTCAATTTTGAAAGCATTTTCTAATGGCTCTGAGTACCATTTAGCTGTTATCTTTTTTCCAGATTGTTTGGATAATGTTTTAATCCTTTGTTCTGGATTTTTTGATACGCCAATTTTTACAGAACCGTCAGATAACTTAAAAACATATAAACATTTCTTGTCTTCTGTAGTTTCATCATCTGGGAATAGATACATAAAATTCATAAAAAAGACATCTGATAGACTAAGTGGCTCCAAACTATTGCTCATTCTTAAATCATTGAGAATAGTAAATGCTTCGCACGCTATATCGTATTTTTCTTCATGTATGGCTTTTCCGATGATTCTAATTATTTGGTCATGGTTATCCATATTGACAATTAAGTCGTTCATCGATCCTCCTCTCCGTTATGCTCCAGCAAATTCCGCTTTATCAGGGTCAAAAGTCTCCGGCGGAACTCCTAACGATTTGCAAATAGCAAAAAATTCGTCAGCCTTGAGTGTCCTGTTACCGTTCATGATTTGTGAAAATACATTAGGAGCTATTCCAATGTCTGAACAAATCTTTGAGTACTTGATACCCTTGTCGTTTAGGTAGCTTCTGATTTTCTCTTGTACCATTCGATTTTTACCTCCATTTTTGGTTTTAATGATTCGTGTATTTAGATGTCATAATTTGTGAACCTCGTTAAGCATAATACATATTATTCACATTTGCAAGAGAAAGAATCACATTTTGTGAATTTTTATTTTTGAATCACGCATTTTCGTGTATAATGGTCTTGGAGGGAACAAAGAACATGAACGAAACAAAAGACATAATAAGAACCAATTTCAAGCGATTTAGAGAACAAGCGCATTTGTCTCAGGTAGCTCTTGCAAAGCTCTTGGAAGTAAGACCGTCAGCAATTTCTAATTGGGAAAGCGGAAGAAACTCAATCGACATAGATATATTGTTTAAGGTATGCAAGATTTATGGCATCTCAATAGATAAGATGATTGAAAATTCTGATATTGTCGAAATACCTCAAATATATATACAAAAAATTGACGAAGACAGAACAAATAAAACAACATCTTCGACGGTGAGATATAGAAGAATGCCAAAGTCAAACAAAGAAACGGAAAATCAAAATTCTGATAATAATTATCTAGAAGTTAAGGAAGACACATCAATATATGGTAAAGCAACAATAGACCCTTTACTCCACGATCTTATAAATAGACTTGAACAAATACCACCAAGGCAAAGAGCAAAAGTTATTGATGCTATTTTTACCTTATTGGATAACGATTCTTAATAAAATGGAGGATTCCCCATGATACCGAAATTATGTGCTGTTATGCTTTTCATTTATGCCTTAATTAATTTATTGATGCACGAAATAAACATAGCATTGTTTTGCTTTATTGTCGGAATAATGCTTTTTTATGTTGGGATACGGTCTGAAGATAACCTCAAGCCGAAGCAAAAGCCAACAAAGCAAAAATCCAATTACTGGACTCTTACATTCAATGCTAAAGGTGTAACTTTTGAATGTGAACATTCTGAAAGATTCACCGACCGCCAAAAAGTATTAAGTGAAGCTCACCAAGGTGACACCGTACATTTACTCCAATATGAATTTAAAGGAAAGCCAGCTTTTGCATTAATTCACGACGGTTTTAACTCAGACTTTGGAAATGTTCCGGCCGATCTAGTTAACCAAGTGCTTGATATGTCGCAAAAATATAACATTACCGGGAAGATTACTAAAATTGATTCATTTCGTCGGCAAATCGGTGATTATCTCCCTGATGTTCCCGACTACGAAAGAAGCTATCAATATACTTATTGGTGCGAAGTTAAGCTAATCGCAAAGCTGGAAG